ACAAATTATTTCCAATATACCAGCACCGAAAGCCCCAGGATCAAGGTTTTCAACCTAACCGGTAACTATTATTGGATAAGAATGTTTTATAAGGTCGACCCACTTAATAAGGGGTCGTTCGACAAGGTGCTCTACAAGAGCTAACTTGTGACCACCGGCGGCGAGCGAATAAACTGTTTACATGCCGCTGCTTTTACATCAACTGGTACAAGAATTCTTACCGATGCGCCGAAGGCAGAACGCCAAGGGCTGGCTGCAATTCAACTCGGTTTGCTGCCATCATCGAGGACATAATCACGACTCGAGAGGACGAGGTAACTTCCTGTCGTTGCCCGACGGAACGATGGTTTATAACTGCTATAACTGCGGATTCAAGACCGGTTATAAGGGAGGCGACATTGGCCATCAATTCGAGGCCTGGATGTCATGGCTGGGAATACCCCAGGAAAAGATACAACAGGCCAAGCTCGAGATATTGAGCAAGAAGCTCAGCGGCGAGCTAGAAACGATCACCGAGAGAGAGTGGTTCAAGAGCGAGGATTTTCCAGAGGTTGAGCTACCCAAGGGTGCCCGATCAGTATCGCAATGGATGGCAGAAGACGATCAGCCAGCTGATATGATCGCTTGTCTAGAATATCTGGTGGACCGGGGCCGTGCGGTATCAGAGAACTGGGAATATTTCTGGGCTCCTAATTTTCCAGGTATTGCCGGAAAAAAGGTTGAGCTGCATCACAGGATCATCATACCATTTAAGCACCGGGGGAAGGTCGTTGGCTGGACCGGTAGATACTTTGGAAAACCTCCGAGCGGTATTTCAAAGTATCATAACAGCGATCTTCCGCCTGGGTATCTTTTTAATGGCGACGTCATATCGGCCAAGGGCAGGAAGTTTGTTCTGCTGCACGAAGGCCCTCTTGATGCAATCGCGACCGATGGGGTTGGTGCGCTTGGTAGCACCCTGAACCGATCTCAGATAGCATGGCTTAATAGCACTGACAAGGAAAAGGTGGTGGTACCCGACAGGCAGGGTAAAAATCAAGATTTGATAGATGTCGCGCTTGAGCAAGGTTGGAGCGTAAGCTTTCCGGAATGGCACGAAAAGATCAAGGATGCTGCCGAGGCATCCAAGTTATATGGACGGCTTTACACGTTGGCCAGCATATTGCACGGCCGAACTGATAGCCAGCTAAAGATCGGTGTTAAGAGACAGATGTTGAGAGGATGAAATGGCATTGAATAGTGATCCAGATGAAATCAAAGAATACAGTGAAGATAAGCAAAAGCTTTTGATAGATGTGTTGCTGAGCAGCGAGGAAGTGTTTGCCCGTTGCCAGAACATCCTCAACGACAAGTATTTTGTTAACCGACTCAGGCCTGCGGTTCGTTTCATTCTAAAGCATGCTGAAAAATACAGCGTTCTTCCGAAGATAGAGCAGGTTAATGCCGAAACAGGTCTAAACTTCATACGCATATCGGATATAGCGATACAGCATCAGGATGCGTTCTTGGATGAGATAGAAGAGTTCTGCAAGAATCGAGCCCTTGCTAATGCGGTTCTAGGTGCCACCGATCTCATCGAGAAAGGTCAGTACGGTGAGCTCGAAAAGAGGATTCGAGAAGCGATATTGATCAGCTTGCAGAGCGATCTCGGAACAAACTATTTCGAGGATCCTAGGGCTCGTCTTCTTCGCATCAAGGACAAGAACGGCCAGGTGAGCACGGGATGGAAGACCGTCGACGACAAGCTGTATGGCGGGGTGAATAGGGGCGAGATCACCATATGGTGCGCAGGGTCAGGTGTTGGAAAGTCGTTGTTTCTGCAAAATATCGCCATCAATTTTGCAAGACAAGGCCTAAACGTTATCTATATCTCTCTCGAGCTTTCAGAGGAACTGTGCTCAATGCGCATGGACTCCATGTTGTCGGAGATATCAACCAAGGAGATCTTCCGCAAGCTCGACGAGGTTGAGATCAAGGTCACGCAGGCCGGTAAACGAAGCGGCAGCATGCACGTCAAGCAGATGCCGCAAGGCAGCACCTGCAATGATATCAAGGCATATCTCAAGAACTATGAGATTGAAACGCAGAAACGACCAGATGTGTTGGTCGTTGATTACCTCGATCTATTGTTTCCAAACAACAAGAAGATCGATCCAAGCAACCTGTTCGTCAAGGACAAGTTCGTTACCGAGGAGCTTCGTGGATTGATGGTCGAGCGCCAGATGATCGGACAAACGGCGGCACAGCTCAACCGAGGTGCGGTGCAGGAACAGGAACATGATCACAGCCATAACTCCGGAGGTATTTCCAAGATCCAGACCGCCGATAACGTGATATCTATCTTTGCCAGCGCAGCGATGAAGGAGCGAGGACAATATCAGATACAGTTCCTAAAGACCAGGAGCTCGAGCGGTGTTGGTAGCAAGGTTAATCTGGGATTTGATCCAAACACACTTCGCATCTTTGACAGCGAGGAAGATCCGCAGATAACATCAGGTGGCGGCAATACCGCCGACGTGTTTGCTGATCTGAGGCGTAAGAATGCCGCGGAAGCAAAGAAGGAGGAGAAAATCGCTCCAAAGGTTGATGCCGCAAAGAGCATCAAGGATCTCAGCAGCTTGACCGCGTTGATAAGGAGATAAGAGAATCCGGAGCAATGCTCCGGATTCTCAATTTCTTATTGAGTTAGTCCGAGCTCTTTCTTTTCGTTCGGAGTTCCGTGGTTCTTAACCGCATCAATCATTGATTTCATCTGTGAAATCGAATCGTTCGGGCCGGATGGAGACTTTTGATCCTTCGCTATGTATGCCTTGACCTTGTTGTCATCCAGCTCCTCTCTCACGCCCTTGGCGGGTTGCATCGCGGCAGCCACCTTGCTCTTTTCGGATGATCCCAATGCTAGCATGTGATCAAATGCGATGGCTATTGCCAGCAGTTGATCACGATTTGGTTTCGGATCGTCATGGCGAAGCGTTGCCATTGCGCTTTTAAATGCGTTAACGTGTTCTTCTGGGATGTCAAGCATATCTACCAATGCTTGCACATTGATGTTGCCTGCTATTTTTTGTAGCCCTGCCGGCTGCGTGAGCATGTCGTCGACCTTGTCATCTTGGGCAGCGTCGTCGGTGGCCAACTTTTCGTCATCGCCTGCACCGACTTCAGCAGCGGCATCGCCTTCCTTGTCCTTGTCTTCTTCCTGCACAAGGGTGATGTATTCGTCTAGCTTGTTGAGGATGCTTCGTATGTCCTCTGTTAATGGGGCGGTCATGTTATATCTCCGAATGCAAGTTCTTAACTATTTATTCGATAAGAGAGTTTAGTATAAATATCTCACCAACGTTCGGAATTTGGTCATGGATTCATTAAAAAACATCATTGAAGAGCTTGATACGATTGTCCCTGCTAAAAGCAAGCATACCATCATAGAAAGCCGTGCGATCCATATAATCGCTTCTGCCGTCAACCTTGCGAAGTTAATACGAGAAAGCTATCCGAGCGATGTCGCGGACGACCTTGTTAAGCGTCTCCATCGAAGCATTCTCAGCGAGGACGATAAGAAGTTCATGAGAAAAATAAAAGAGTTGAGGAAATCCGGATGAAGATTGAACACATTATCAAACACTCGGATCAGGTTGACGAAGGTCTAAAGGATTACATTGGATTGGTTGGAAATGCCCTTGCAGGTGTTGTTAGTGCCCGTCATCGAGGCAAGGCGGAAGTTGGTCGGGTTCTGATCGATGCCAAGAAGAACTTTTCACAACACATGGGGCGAAACGGTCAGAATTGGGCAACCGTAACGTGGAACACCCTTTACAAATATCTATCAATGCCAAACCAGCTTGGATTAACCAGCGACGAGATCAATAAAATACTCAAGGATAACTCGGTTAAAGCAAAGATAATAGAGCTGATATCAAAACAATCAAGCAAGCAGCTAGGGGCAACACCGGGCGCTCAAAAAATATCAACCGACGTAATGAAAAAAGATTGGGCAAAAGGATCCGCGATCATCGGAGGACCAGAGGACAAGGATTCTGGTAAGAGAGCTGAGATCGCCGTGACCTACCTGCTCGAGCTTGGTGCTATCAAATGGCTTGAGAGATCAGATTCTGCCGCCGATATGCCAAGTGATGCAGAAACGGAGGTCCCGCTCGCACCTGCAACACCACAGGCCGAACCTACCGGGGAAACTGGAAAAATTGATCGTGCTGCCATAGACAGGATCAAGCAAGAACTAGCCAAGATTAAAGGAGGCGCCAAGTGAGGTATCAAAGCTTAATTGAGTCGAACCCTCGTAGGATCGCCTTGCTAGAATCAATCTGTTCTGATGTAACACCCGATCAACGATTGGTGATCGAGGGCCTATATAATCACTTTAAACCATTGTTCGAGGCCGAGCTAAATCCTTCTCAAATCAAGGATGTTTTTTCAAATGTTGAAAAAGAACTGACCGATAAGGGTAGCAATCGAACCATCATTGGTAAAGCAACCGATGCTGGCGCTCGTGCTAATGCATTGTTATCAACCGCCGGAAAGTGGTTACAGGATACCACGCCGGTCAAGTTCTTCGACGAGAAGTTTGAAAAGCTAAAATCAGAAATATCCGCA